CTCAAGATGCAGAGCTTACTCCAGAAATGATTGCAGCTAGAAAAGCTGAAATGCTCCAGTTCTACAAAGAGCAGATTGACTTTATGGATGTACAGTTACAATTCGAAAAACTAGGTGCTGATATTGAAGAGCAGCGGTTGAGAAGACTTGTAGCTATGGTACGTCAAGCTCAAATCCAATCTCCACAAGAACCTGGAGACGAACCAGAAACTCCGGAAGCTCCTGGAGAAAAGAAAAGATCACTGAAGAAGTCTTAATTGCTAGCTTAAACCAACATGGCAATCGTTAATCAAGTACAGAAAAGAATACGCATGGAGATTTGGGACATTACTAAGTTCCAGATTGCTGTGCATTGTCAGTTAAAAGACATACCTGTTTCTGCTCTTGATCTAAACTGCTTAACCCTGCTAGCTTTATCAGGTGAACGTGAACTTACAGATTTTTGTGAGACTGCTGCTCAGAAAGAAATTTTTGGCAGCAGTCAATCTGTAAGAAATGCACTTACTAAAGCTGAGAAAAGAAATCTCATTATGAAACAAGGTAAGGGTAAGAAAAAGATCAAGATAAACCCAGAGCTGAAGATTCAAACTGAGGGTAACATATTATTAGACTATAAAATAGTTAGAATTGAATCCTAAGAAATTTAAGAACATACTAGATGAGATTACAAAAGACATTGATTGTGATAAACAATTAGTGTTAGATGTGATGGACTTCTACTGGTCTAGCGTTAGAAAAAGCATAATTACTGTAGATTATCCCAGGATAACTATAGAAAGTTTAGGTACGTTTCGATTAAAACCTAGAGTTCTGCAGAAGACGATGCTCAAGTACAAAATAGCAATGGCGGGATTTAAGAACCCGGACTTTTCTAAGTACCTGAGATATCAAAATCTAAAGAGCAGGTTGGAAATACTAGAACGTGCTGCAGAACAACTTAAGGATGAAGCGGATAGATACAAACAATTAAAAACCAACAGATATGGCAACATTCCTAGAAGTATGGAAGAAAAAGGGAAAGATTCTTGAGGGAATCAAAAACTCTATATTTAAAGATGAGCATGTGGAAGAAGTCGCAGAAATGCGCAACAAAATATGTCAAGACTGCCCTGATATTGATAGAAGCGGCGACAAGTGTTTTGCTCCCGGAACTCAACCCTGTTGCGGTATATGCGGTTGCTCACTCCAGTTTCTACAAAGGTCTCTTTCATCTAAGTGCGAAGCGGACAAGTGGCAAGCTGTCTTATCAAGTGAGGAGGAAGAGGATTTACTTAAGAAAATTGAAAAAGATGTCAGTTAAATTCTTACCCGTAGAACATAAGTACATTAGCATTGATCCTATGGATAACATTACCTGGACCAGTGTTACATCTGTACTTTCTAAGTATAAAGAACACTTTGACGCTGACTCAATTGCTTTAAAATCTTCTAAGAACAAAAAAAGCAAATGGTATGGTAAATCTCCCGAAGAAATAAAGTCTATATGGAAGAATGAATCTGATAGAGCTATTCAACTAGGGACATGGTACCATAACCAAAGAGAGAGTGACATTTTGGATTGTGCATCTATAAACAGAGAAGGGCATGATTTACCAATTTACAAATCTGTAGAAGTAGATGGATTTAAAACCGCACCTGATCAGAAACTTTCAGAAGGTATTTATCCTGAACACTTTGTCTATCTAAAATCCGCAGGTATCTGTGGTCAATCTGATAGAGTAGAAGTTGTAAATGGTAGAGTTCATATCTATGACTATAAGACGAATAAGGAAATAAAGAAAGAGTCTTATGTAAACTGGGAAGGTATTTCTAAAAAGATGCTAGCACCAGTTGATCACTTGGATGACTGTAACTTTAATCATTACAGTTTACAGTTAAGTTTTTATATGTACATGGTTATCAAACATAATCCAAAACTTAAACCGGGTAGTCTTATTCTAGACCATGTGATTTTTGAAAGCACAGGTGTAGATGAAATGGGCAACAAGATCCATAAGCTGGATAGTGATAACAAACCCGTTATAAAAGCTATAGAAAGACACGAATTGCCATATTTAAAATCAGAGGTTATCTCTATTATTAACCATTTAAAAGGATGATGCTTCAGCTAAATCCGATGATTCCAATTAAACGAGTCTTAGATGACTTAGAAGGTTATGCTTTTTTAGTTATAGACTATAGTCAGGAACACGATCTTTTGTTTACTTGTGCTATGGATAACGGAGAAATATGGACTTTAAATAATAGGGAACTCAGGTTCTGCAAAAATATAAGCTTAGATAGAAAATGATTGTAAAACTATTTGACATATCCAATGGTATGGTAGTTCCAACGGAACATTGCTATACTCTGACCACTTTAAAAAAGATAATGGACAACTATCCTGAGGACTACTTAAAGATCTACCAGTATATATTTTATATGACTTGTCCAAACCCAGATATAAATCCATTTTTTAATCTGTCTGAATTAGATAAAGAAGAAATAATTTTAACTGAGATAGATGCTGAATTTTCTACTGATAGTTCTGATATAACAGACGCAATTAAGTTCTGTTCTGATATGTACGAGACTCCTACATCTAGGGCGTATAAAGGTATTAAGCAGATGCTAGATAAACTAGCAACATACATGGAAAAAACAGAAATAACACATGGTAGAGATGGGAACATTAATTCGCTCGTTAGCGCAGCAGCAAAATTTCAACAAATCCGAGAAAGCTACAAAGGTGCATACAAAGACCTCCAAGACGAACAAAAAAGTCAAGTCAGAGGCGGACAAGGTCTTGCGTACGACCAGCTCTGATAAAAACTTTTTTATAAAAGTTGGATAACTACTATCTTTATAGTATGAGCAAAACAAACATTGAAAAGACAGCTCCGAAAGGGGAGATGAAGTTCTCAATTACTCTTTCTGAAGAACAGAAAAGAGCTAAAGAATTGATTATAAGCAAACCCTATAACTTTCTAATAGGTTTTGCAGGAAGTGGTAAAACACTTGTAGCCGTACAGATAGCTTTAGATATGTACTTTAAGAGAAGGATTAATAAGATTATTATTACTAGACCTACAGTTTCTACTGAAGACAATGGGTTTCTTCCTGGTTCTGAAAAAGAAAAAATGGAACCGTGGTTAGTTCCGATCAAGTCTAATATGAGAAAGGTATATGACAAACCTGATATCTTAAATAGGATGGAAGAGGAAGGTCAAATAGAACTTGTTTCACTTAGTCACTTTAGGGGTAGAACCTTTGAGAACGCTGTATGTATTGTAGATGAGTTTCAGAACCTAACCAAAGCACAATTACAAATGTGTGTAGGTAGATTAGGTAAGGGTTCTATTATGATCTTTACCGGCGACCTGCAGCAGATAGACCTTAAGATAAAAAGTGATTCTGCTATTCACGATATTCCCAAGATTGAAAAATCAGAATTTGTAAATAAGATAATTCTTACAGAGAATCATAGACACGAAGCTCTAAATGAAATACTCAAATTATTGAATGAGTACTGAAATCTATCAACATATTCCTACCTATGAGAATGGAGAATGGACCTACACAGAATTTGAAAGTAGAAAAGATTTCTACGATTTCTGTTTGTCTATCTTCAAAGAACCAGGGCAATATGAATTTGATGAAATATCTCAACTGTTTAACGAACAAGCACGTCTGTTTAATAAAAACGGAATTTATTGCACAGCACCGTCTGGAACTAAAGACTTTATAAAATACTGGGACACAGAGAAAGAAAAGTGTAGAAAGGGTGTGATATATAAGTCAGGTACCAAATCTTGGTACATCACCCGCGACTACTACATGTGGTTAAACTTTCTTCCTATCTTCAATAAGGAAACACAGAAGTACGGATTTGCTGATGTAAGGGATGCACAGTATCATATGGCACTATATGAGATACTTGCAGAACTTGATTATAAACACTGTGCTATTCTGAAGAAACGTCAGATTGCTAGTTCATACTTTCATTGTGGAAAGCTTATAAACCAGATATGGTTTGAGGAAGGGGTTACCCTAAAGATGGGAGCTAGTCTCAAGGACTATATCAACGAGAAGGGTAGCTGGAAGTTCTTGAATGAATACGAGTCATTCCTAAACAAACATACTGCTTGGTATAGACCTATGAACCCCAACAAAACAATGTTCTGGCAGCAGAAGATTGAGATATCAAACTTTGTTGGTGGACAGAAAAGAAAGACTGAGATAGGTCTAAAGGGTGTAATTCAAGCAATGTCTTTTGAGAAAAGTCCTACAACAGGTGTCGGTGGTCCTACTAAATACTTCTTTCATGAGGAAGCGGGTATCGCACCTAAGATGAATCAGACATATGAGTACCTAAGACCGGCACTTAGATCTGGTATGATTACCACAGGTACGTTTATAGCAGCAGGTTCTGTCGGTGACTTGAGTCAGTGTGATCCACTTAAGAAGCTTATTTTACACCCTGAAGCAAATGACATATATGCTGTACCATCTACTCTTATTGATGATAAAGGTACAATAGGTACAACAGGTTTGTTTATACCTGAACAATGGTCTATGCCCCCATACGTAGATAAGTTTGGTAATTCTCAAGTTACTGAATCACTTGCTGCGCTGGATGAGTTATTTGCTAAATGGAAAAAAGAACTAGATCCCCAGGAGTACCAACTTCGTATATCTCAGCACCCCAGAAATGTAAAAGAAGCATTTGACTTTAGAACATTATCTAAGTTTCCTGCGCATCTGGTTACAGCACAAATGTATAGGATAGAAGAGAAAGCTTATCCCTATGAGTTTTTAGATATCTACAGAAACGCACAAGGTGGTGTTGAAGTACAGATTACTAACAAGATGCCTATTATGGAGTTCCCGGTTACTAAAAATACCGAGGACAAAACAGGTACACTAGTAGTATGGGAAAGACCTATAAAAGATCCTGAGTTTGGTATGTACTATGCTTCTATTGACCCGGTGTCAGAAGGTAAGACAACTACCTCAGAATCACTATGTTCTATTTATATCTACAAGACACCGGTAGAAGTAACTAAAAATAATGGATCTGAGATACAGACGTACATTGAAAGAGACAAAATTGTAGCTGCCTGGTGTGGTCGTTTTGATGATATTAAAAAGACTCACGAGAGACTTGAGCTAATTATAGAGTGGTATAACGCATGGACAATAGTGGAAAATAACATTCCACAGTTTATTACCTACATGATTGATAGGAAGAAACAGCGTTATTTAGTACCTAGAAATCAGATCCTATTCTTAAAAGATATTGGTGCAAATGCTACTGTCTACCAGGAATATGGATGGAGAAACACCGGTACTCTATTTAAGAGTCACATGATCAGTTACG